GCCAACCCGCACCTGAAGGAGTGGGCGGCGCGCCGCCCCTCCCGATTGGGAGATCACCCATGAAATTCGTGAAACTGCTCACGGCGGCTCATGTCGCCGGGGTGCTTCGGCACCCGCATGAGGGCGTGCTGCACGTCAGCGATGACGATGCCGCTCGCCTGATCGGCGACCAGGCTGCCGAAGATGTCTCGGCCGACTTCGCCGATCGCGACACCGCCGATCTGCCGCCCGAGCCGGTCTCGAATGCCGAGCCCGCCGCCCCGGCCGCCGATCCCGCCCCCCACCAGTCCGACGTCGAGCCCCAGGCTGCGACCGAGGCGAAGCCGAAGGCCGGCAAGGCCTCGGCCGACAAGGAGTAACCCAGCATGGCACGCAATTATGTGCAGCCCGGCGACACGCTCACTCTGATCGCGCCGCGCAACCTCACCAGCGGCGCTGGCTTCATGGTCGGTGGCATCTTCGCGATCGCGCTGACGGCTGCCGCTGCCGGTACGCCGGTGGAGGGGCGCCGCATCGGCGTCTTTGACGCCGCGAAGGCGGCCGGCGCCTGGACCCAGGGTCAGAAGCTGTATTGGGACAATACGGCGTTCAACCTCACCACCACGGCGACCAACAACACGCTGGTCGGCGCGGCCGCACAGGCGCAGGCATCGGCCGATACGGTCGGCCGCGCGCTGCTGACCGGCCAGATCGCCGCGTAATCCATGGACCCGTTCGTCGCAGCGCTGGATGCGCAATTCCACGCACCCGGCTCTGCGGCGGCGGTCTATGATGATAGGGTTTGGTCGTGACCCATTGGGACGCAGCTATGGCGGCGATCGATGCCGCGTTCGCTGACCCTGAACCTTTGATCTATCTGGTCGCGGGTGCCCCCGGGCCGCTTGCGCCGTTCCAAGCCATCCGCACGGACGGCGAGGCAACATTTGGCGGCGGGGTGTCATCCCCCCGCACGTCATACGAAATCAATCCGGTCTATGTTGCGCAGCCGAAGCGCGGCGACAGTTTTGAGCATCGCGGCCGACGCTGGAAGGTGGAGGAGGCCAACTGGCTCCCCGCCGTCAATCGATGGGACGCCCGCGTATCGGATGCGGGCCCTGTGGCCTGACATGTTCGGGTTCACCGCCGAGGGTTTTCGCGATCTCGACCGTCAACTCGAGCAGCTTGAGCGCACAATGGATGAGGATCGGCTGCGCGCCGCCCTCCGCCAAGGTGCCCAGCCGATCGTTGATGAGGCCAAGCGACTGGTTCACGTCGATACCGGCCGACTGCGCGACAGCATCATGGCCGTCGATGATCGCGATGGTCGCCTGTACGGCAAACTGAACGGGGGCGACGGCGTGTCCGTCTATGTCGGGCCGGTCGGGTCCGATGAGGACGGCGACGTCTATTACGCCAAGTTTCAGGAATTCGGCACCGTGGTCATGCGGGCCAACCCTTTCATGCGCCCGGCTATCGCCGCCAAGCGGCCAGAGGCCGAAGCTCTCGTGCAGGCCATCTTGACGCAAGCCGCCCTGGAGGTGTTGCGATGACGCTGGAAGACGCTATCGAAATGCGGCTGCTGGCCTCTGGCGATTTGACTGCGCGCATCGCTGAACGGGTCGGTTGGACGCGTCGCCTCACCGGTATCCCGGCGATCACACTGCAGGTCATTTCCGATCCGCGACCCCAGCACTTTAAAGGCTTCCAGCCAACCCGGCCGACGCTGGTGCAGATCGACGTCTGGAGCGCCGATCCGCGAGAGGCGGCGGCTATCCGGGATATGTGCATCGCCGTCCTCACACCCGCCGACACCGTCGAGGATGTTCGGTTTCAACGCGCGATGATCACCAGCGTGCGCTCCGGCGCGGAGCCCGATCGCAGCGGCGATAGCCATTCCTACGCGGGCGAACTGCACCGCGAGAGCATCGACTTTTCCTTCCTTCACAACGCCTGAAAGGGACGATCATGGACGCAAATGGTAACAGCGAAGCCCTGTCGGGCTGGGGGTCCGGCTTTTTCATGGGACTCACCCCCGCAACCGCAATTGAAGTGGCCGAAGTCACCAAAATTCCTTTCGCCGAAGAAAAGGCTGATACATGGGAAAAAACCCATTTTAAATCGCCTGGGCGGCGCAAGGAATATGGCGCGGGCATGATCGAACCGGGCGAGGATACCCTCGAAATCAACTATATTCCGGGCTCGCCGACCGACCTTCTGATGGCCACCGCCCATAACAGCGGTAAGCCCTATTACTACGAAACCTATCTGCCCGCGCCCGGCGATAAGTGGTGGAAGGTCAGCGGCTATCTGATCGTTCAATCGCGCGGGCGCGCGGTTCCGATTGGCACCGGTATGAAGCAGACGATCAGCGTCCGCTTCACCGGTGCTTCGGCCGAGGCGGGCGCAGATAAGCAGCGTACTGTCGCTGCTGGGACCGGTTCGTAATGCGTGGTGAGATCATCTTCGACGCCGGGGGGCAGCGTTTTACACTGTATCTCGGCAATGCCGCGCAGTGCGCGATCGAGTTGCAATATGATCGCGGCTTTTTCGCGGTCGTGGCGGATGCTCTACCGGAGCTTGATCCGGCCGTCGCCATGGCGGTGGCTCGGTCCATGTCGGAAGGTAGCGAACTGCCACCGGCACTGGCCGCGCAGGCGGTCGTGGCGCTTCGCCATATCCGCATGTCTGTGCTGCGCGATCTGGCGTGGCACGGTCTGCGCGAACATCACCCGACCATCACCTTGGCGCAGGTGAGCGCGATCACCGACGAACTTGGTCGCGAGGCGTTCGGGGACATCATCGGGCGGGCGCTGCGCGCGGCGCAGGGCAATGTCGGGGAGGCTGGCGACGAACCCAAGGTGGGAAACGAACCACCCCCGGCCAGCCCGAAAAAGCCGGCCAAGCCGAAGCGCTAGGCAGGACGCCCTGGGCCAAGCTGGAACGGCAATGGGCGCGGTTCGGCTTGGCCCCAGCCGAGTTCTGGCGCTCCACGCCTGCCATCGCGCGGGCCATGATACTGGGCCGGATCGATGCGCGGCGCGATGACTACGATCTGGCCGGTTATGCAGCATGGAAAAATGAATGGTTCCGCCGCCAAGAGGTGTTGGAGCCGTTTGGCACTTATGCACCGAAACATCGTCAGCCCGAGAGTGATCGGCAGACCCCGCAAGAAATGCTGGCATCGCTGGCGTCGCGGGCATCGTCCGGTGCCCCGATTCGCATGGAACTGGTCGATGCGCCCCGGCCGCGCTCAGCCCAGTAGTTTTGCTTTTTGCGCCGCAAATTCGTCGTCAGTCAGGACGCCTTGATCGCGCAGGTTGGCCAACTGGGTCAATTCGACGGCAACGGATGAAATCGGTGCGGAGGGTTCTGCCGCCGTCACTGTGGCCCGCTTTTTCCGCTCATTCGGTAGGCAAGCCGCAATCAACAGCGTGATCGGCCCGAACAACAGGCCGAGGATCAGCCAGAGGGTTGGTCCATGGCCGCGCGCTTCGGCAAGTACTGCGGAGTAAACGGCGCAGAGTGCGCCGATGACTGCGTAGCCCAAAAGAAAAAATGTCAGTTCCATCTGATCCCCCGACCCGGTTTCCCCGGTCTGTCGGGGGATTCGGCTGGACACTCATCACAAAAGGGATGGTCTAATGGAAGGGCTTCTGGCGTCGCTGACGTTCGGCATGGATGTGCGCGATGCGGCCTTCCGATCCGCGCTGGCGGCCGACCGGGCGGCATTGCAGCAAACTGAGCGCCAGTTTCAGAGCTCGGGAGCCGGCATGTCCAATGCCATGGTGGGCACGGCGCGTGAGGTGAACCGGGCTGCTTTGGCCATGGTCGAAAGTTTCAACCGGGCAGTTGATCAGGTGAAGGCCAAGGGCGTTGCCATGACCGTCGCATTGACGGTTCCATTGGGACTGCTGGCGCATAAGTCGAAGGATACTGCGTCGTCGTTTGAGGAGGCGATGAACCGCGTCCAGGCGGCGATGCTGACCGCCAAGCCTGAGCAGCTGCAAAAGCTGGCGGAGGCCGCATTGACGCTCGGCCCCGCGCTGGGGCGCAGTGCCATCGAGGCGGCGGACGCGATCGAAAGCCTTGCCAAGAATGGCATGAGCGCGGGCGACATACTGAACGGTGGTTTAAAGTCCGCCCTGACGCTGGCGACGGTAGGGCAGACCGATTTGGGGGCCGCTTCCGATGCGACCACCGATATCCTGCAACAGTTCCACCTTGCGACCAGCGATCTGCCCAATGTCGTGAACAAGGTCAGCGGCGCGCTGGATGCCTCGAAACTATCGTTCGATGGTTACAAGGATGCGATCGGCATGGTGGGCGGCATCGCCGGCGGCCTGGGGTATAGTTTCGAGGACATGAATACCGCGCTGGCGGCGGTCATCCCCCTGATGACCGGTGGTTCCGACGCGGGCACTTCGTTCAAGACTTTCCTGCTTTCGCTCGTGCCTTCCTCCAAAGAGGCGTCGGAGGAAATGGATCGGCTGGGCATCAAGTTTTTTGATGCGGCCGGCAATGTCCGCGATCTGTCGGAGGTCGCGGAAATCCTGAACACCCGCCTGTCGGGTTTGAACCAGGAAGCACGGCAGGAAGCCCTAACCAAGATGTTCGGCACCGATGGGATGCGTGTCGCCCTGGCCCTCATGCAGGCCGGGTCGAAGGGCATCGCCGAGGTCAAATCGCAGATCGATGCGGTGACGGCCGATCAGAAGATGGCCGTACTATTGGATGGCGAAGCGGCGGCAACCAATAGGCTGGCCGCCGCGTGGCAGACTTTGGGTATCCGCTTCGGTGAGGCTGGACTTATCCAGATCGTCACCGCCATCAAAAATGCGGTGGCGTCGCTGCTGGAGTCGTTCGCCAGTGCGCCGCCCGCGTTGTTCTATCTATTCAATGCCTTCGGAGCGCTGGTCGCGGCGGCTGGCCCGATGCTGGTCGCATTCGCATCCGTCATCGGTGTGGTTGGTCCTATGGTTGCCTCCATGCTGCTGCTGCGCAGTGGCCTGGGGCTTGTGGGCGTAGCCCTGTCTGCGATCATCAATCCGCTTGGCTTGGCCGGTCGCATGTTGCTGACGCTGGGTCTGCGCGCAGTGGGTGCCATGGTGGTGGCGCGGCTCGGCACCATGTTGCTGGGTTTGCTCAACCCCGTCACGCTGATGATCGGGGCGATTTCGATACTGCTTCCGCGCTTCCTGTCGCTGTCCGAACTGTCGGAAAACGTCCGGCGTGCGCAGGATGCGCAGGCATCGGCGCATGACAAGGCCACTGCGGCGATTGATCGTCTGTCGACTGCGACGGGCAAGGCCCGCGATCAGGCGCTTGCTCATGCGCGCGCGCTTCAGATCGAGCAGGTACAGTTGCTGAAAACCGCGCAGGCCGATGTGGTGAAGGCGCGAACCGAGTATCTGCGCCAGCGGGATTTGGAAAACAGCCCGCGCGTCAATTGGCTTGCCCGCTTTACCAGCCAGATGTGGGGTGGCCGCAATCGTACCGGGGCGGCCCGCGATCTTCTGGCCGCCAACGAAGTGCTGAAGGGGTATCAGGCCGATGCGAACGCGTTGAATGCAGCGATCCAAGAGGCGCAGAGTGCGCCGCCACCGTCAGCCGGACCGCAAGCGGTGACCACTGGCGGACGGCCCGCTGGCCGGCGGGCCGGGGTAGGCGCTGGCGGAGATGACGCGGTTGAGGATGCGGCGCGCCGTGAGGCCGCCTATCAGGATCAGCTGGGTCAGGCGCGTGTCGAACTGCTACGCACTGATGCCGAAATCTATCAGACCGCCAAGGCGCGCCATCGCGCTGAACTGGCCGCGTTGACCGAAGAGTCGGCTGCTTATGGTCGCCGGTTAGCGATCGATAGTGATCTGACGGATGCGCGGCGGGCCAGCCTTATCGCGGCGCGCGAGCAATTGGACGATGCGCAGCGTGCGGCGATCGACAATCGATACGCGGCCGACGCGGCACAAGAGCAATATGACGTCGTCGCGGCTAACCTGACGCGGCAGCAAGAGGAACTGCGGGCGCGAGCCCAGATTGCAGACAGTCTGGTCGAGCGGCGTCGGATCGAACTGAACATCCTCGAATTGCAAAAGCAGTTGGAGGCGGCAGATCTGGAGCGGGTGATGGCGCGTGCCGCGACGGGAACCCCGGAGTGGCAAGCCGCTTTCGATCGCAGACAAACTCTTGATGCCCGGTACGACACGCAGGCGGCCGGGGTTCGCCGCCAAAACGAAGGTGCGGGCACCGCCTTTCTACGCGAAGTTCAGGCGTCTTCTGACGCGCTGAGCGAGCGGCTGGAAGATGGGGCTGTTGCGTCCCTGCGTGGGTTGAATTCCGAACTGACCGATGCGCTGTTGGGGGTGCGGTCGCTCGGCGATGCGTTTGTCGGCATGGGCAAGCGTATTGTCGCCAGCCTTCTCGATATCGCGATCCAGCAAACCTTGATCCGCCCGATGGCAGAGAGCCTGTTTGGTGGCGGGGGTGGCGGCGCTGGCCTGTTCAAGTCCGTCATTTCGATGCTGGGCTTCGGTGGCGGCCGCGTGAATGGCGGAGGCGTTCGCGATGACGAATGGTACATGGTCGGCGAGCGCGGCCCTGAACTGTTTGCGCCGGGCGTGAGCGGAACGATCATTCCCAACCATTCGCTGCCTGCCCCGAAGGGCGGCGGGGACACGTATGTCGACATGCGCGGTGCCTATGTCGACCAAGCGCTCTGGGACAGGGTGGACCAGGTGGCCAGTTATCGCGCTGGGCAGGCCCTGACCGCATCCACCGAACATACGCAATCGGCCATCGCTGGCCTTGCCCGGCAAAGGCTCTGACCCATGGCGATCATTGCTGTGCCCGACGCGCTGGCCATCCGGCGTGTCGAATGGACATTTGATCGGCCTGCGCAGGTCAATCGTTCGAAATGGACGAAAAGGCGGCAGGTTGTTCAGCAACCCGGCCCGTCGTTGTGGAGCGCTACGGCCGAACTGGCGGTGCGGATCGGCACCGATGAATGGTTGGAAGCCGAAGCGTTCCTCATCGACCTCGAGGGGCAGATCAATACATTTCGGCTGGAGGCGGCAGCGGCACCCCAGACGGATTTGCCTCTGAAGCCAGTCGTCGACGGCGCGGGGCAATATGGCCGAGTGCTGCGCCTTCGCGGCGGCATTGCCGGCGCTGGTCTCAAGCGTGGTCAGAAGATGACCGTGAACGAGCAGATGGTGTCGATATCGGCGGCCTTCACATTCGACGCGGACGGGCGGGCAAACGTCACATTCAAGCCGTCGCTGCGCCTGTCCCCGCAAGATGGGGCGGTCGTCGAAATGATCAGGCCCACCGTGCTGGTCGCGCTCGCGAACAGCGAAGTCGGGTGGTCGGAAGATTTGGGCGGCCGATTTCAGGCGAGGCCCATTGTCGTGGAGGAAGCGTTTTGACGTTCGACCCTGCAACATTGGACATGCTGGGGCGGGAGGTCGTTCGACCCCCGTTCTTGGCCTGGCTGGATATTGTGGACGATCCCATTCGCGCGACGACATGGGAGGTATCTTTACGCCTGTCGGGAACCGGCGATCCCGATCTCGACGGGCAATTGTTTTCCGCGATCAGTCCCGAACTGGGTTCGGTCAGTGGCGTCAAGCGCGCCACAGGGGGCAGCGATACCGTGACCGCGACGCTGTCCGGCATCGTCGGGCCGAACAGCGACCTGCTCAATATCCTGGCCGATGAGACGAAATGGAAGGGCAGGCTCGCGCGGCTTTGGTTCCTGACGCTGAATAGCGCAGGCGACCGGGTTGGCGCGGTCGTCCCCTACTACACCGGGCGCATGGTCGGTTTCGTCATCACCGGATCCGCAGATCAGCAGACGGCCAAAATCACGATCGAGAGCTATCTCGCGTCGCTGACCGCCGCGTCCAACCGCACCTATCTCGACCAGGCCGACTTCGTGCCGAACGACACGTCCGCCTCCCTGACGCTGGCAGTCGCCAACGGAGCAAAAACCGCATGACCCGCCTTCCCGATTGGGAGCAGCGCCTCGCCGACTATCTGGCGGACGTGCTCAACACGCCGCACCGTTTCGGCAGCCACGATTGCGCCATCCACGGTGCGAACGCGGTGTTGGCCCAGACCGGCCACGATTACGCAGCGGCATATCGCGGCCGTTACACAACTGAGCTGGGCGCAGCGCGCGCGCTGCGGAAGCATGGCGCGGGCTCGCTTCAGGCGACATTCGATGCGCAGCTACCGGTGATCAACCCCGCCCTCGCCCAGCGCGGCGACCTCGTGATGGCGCAGGAGGCGATCGGCGTCTGTGTCGGCGGTCATGCGATGTTCGCGGGGACCGAAGGGCTGGAGCGGATCGCGCGCGCCGAATGGTCTCGGGCTTGGAAGGTCTGACATGGGCAAGGTGATTGGCACGGTCGGCGTGATCGTCGGCGCCGTCGCGCTTGCGGCAACCGGAATCGGCGCGATTGCCGCGCCTGGCCTCGCTGGCGCGATCTCGATCGGCGGGATCAAGGCCAGCACGCTGCTCCTGGCTGGCACTGCGCTACAGGCAGCAGGGCGTGCGCTGACGAAACAGCCGAAAGCCTCGTCAACGACCACGGATCGCCTAACGGCCAATCTCGTCACCGACACGCCACGCAAGATGGCTTTCGGCCGCACCGCCCTCAATACCGATCTCAGATATCAGGAATGGTGGGGCAACGAGCAGGAATATTGTTCGCAGGTCTTCGCCCTCGCGTCGCACCATTGCGAGTCTGTCGACGAGATCTGGCTGGACGACAAGCTGGCATGGACCGCTGCGGGCGGCGTGCAGGGCGAGTTTGCAGGCTATCTCGTCGTCGCGCATTTCGCGCAAGCCGGGCCTGGCTCGATCTATCGCGCGGGCTGGTCCAACCGCTGGGGCGGCAACGCTACATTCTCCGGTTGCGCTACCTTATACCTGCAATTCAAGGTCACCGGGAACGGGAAGAAGGGCAAGAGCCCTTTCACGACATCGATCACCAACCGCGTCACGGTCGTCGGCAAGGGTGCCCGGCTCCCCGATCCGCGTTTCGACAGCACGGCCGGGGGCGCGGGCAATCTGCGCGTCTCGGATCAAGCGACTTGGGCATGGGCTCCGGAAGGCCATGAGGCTGGCCGCAATCCCGCCCTGGCGCTGTTATTTTATCTGATCGGTTGGCGGATTCAGAATCCGATCACTGGCGAATGGCGGCTTGCGGTTGGCCGGGGCGTGCCGGTCGATCGCATCGATCTCGACAGCTTCATGACGGCTGCCAATCTGTGCGACGAGTTGGTAACCAAGGCGGGCGGCGGGACCGAGCCGCGCTATCGCTGCGATGGGACCTTTTCGGAAGGTGACGATCCCTCTCAGGTGATCGCGGCTTTCGAGACGTGCATGAACGCCAAGCTGCGCGATAGCGGCGGCCGCTTTGCATTGCAGGTCCTGCACAACGATCTCGGCACGCCGGTCGTCGACTTCACCGACGACGATGTCCTAGGCGAATTCACCTGGACGGCGGGCAACGATCTCAACGACCAGCGCAACGTCGTGCGAGGGCGTTACACCAACCCCTCCGCGCTGTACCAGCTTACCGACTTTCCAGCCGTGCGCCTGGCGCCCGTCGACGGCATCGACCGGATCGATGCTATTGATCTCGCGCTGGTCCAGTCGCCAAGTCAAGCACAGCGGCTGGCGAAGCAGCGTCTCCAACGCCAGCAATATCAGGGCGCGTTCGGTGCGCAGTTTAATGCGCGCGGCTGGGCGGTGAAGGATGGCGATATTGTTCGGCTGACATTCTCGGCGCTCGGATGGGAAAAGAAGCTCTTCCGCGTGTCAGAAGGAGTTATTGATCCAACCGGCGTTGTACCACTCGTCCTCGTCGAAGAGAATGCCCAGATCTATGCTTGGGATCGTGACGAAGTCCCGTCGGTTCAAGCCGCGGAGCCCAACACGTTCAATCCGTTGATGTTGCCAATTATCGCCGCAATCGACGAGGCCGGGGCTACAGCTGAATGGCCGGCGATCACCGGAGAAGGCAAGCCCGACGACTACGCGACCAACAGCGGGGACCCCAATTCGCCGTTCGGCCCCGGCGGGACGGTCAAGGATGCGCTGGCCCAGTTCGAGCGCATCGACCCGATCGAGGCAAAGGTCGACGCCCAGGCGCTGGTGGCGGAGGCGCAGGAGCGCGCGCTCGCCACGCTGACCGGCACGACGAACGAAGGGTTCGAGGCGCTCGACCGCGCCGGCGTCAGCCGCGACCAGGCGCTGGTGGAAATAGACCGCCAGCTGAACACGGTGGCCAAATCGCTGATTGCCCAACTGATCGACCTCGACACGGTGCGTGGGATCATTCGCGATGCCGGAATCACGGTCGACGCGGAGAATGGTCAGGTCCGTTTCTGGGCGATCGAGAATCTTCAGAACGACCAGCGCAATCTGGAAATCACGCTCGATGCGCAGAAGGGGGAAATCCGGTCGAGGGTGACCGTCGCCCAGGTCGAAGAGATGATCACGCTGGCGGCCTTCGACCCCAGCCAGATCGCGGACCTGACGTCGTTCTTCGCGCGCATCAACAATGTCGAGGTGGTGCAGAACGGCATCCTCGGGACCTTGAAGGAGAAGGCCGAGGCGATCGAGCTGACCAAGCAGGCGCTGAAGGTCACCACGCTTTCCAACGAATTGGACGCGCTGGCCGGCGTGGTCGAGACGAAAGCCTCCTTGATCGTCGTCGCCGATCAGGAAATTCGCCTGTCGGACCTAATCCAGCGTTTCGAGGCGACCCCCGACGGTTCGCGCATGTCGATCGAACTGCGGCAGGTGCGCGCTGCCACCGATGCAACCCAGCTGGACGTCCTGCGCGGGATCCTCGCAGGCGACGAGGCCGAGGCCCGCCGCGTGGCGGAGATCGCCCAATATAGCCAGGATGCGACGGTCAAGATCACCGATGGGCTGGCGGCCCAGTCGCTGGCGACCCGGACCTTGTCGGTCGCCATGGGCGACATGGACGCTCGGCAGACCGAACGCGTCAACACGCTGGTGACAACAACCGCGGCGCAGGCCGACCGGCTGGACGCGCTGCAGGTTTCGAACGGCAAGCACACCGCCCAGATCGCCAGTTTGGAAAAGGCGTCAATCGACGCCACCGGCGGGATCGCCGGGGTGACGACGACCGTCCGCCAGATGCTCCCCGTCCAGAATGCGGCCGGGGTCGCGCTGTTGGACCAGGTGCTGTCGGGCGACGAGGCGGCGGCAAAGGTAACGGCGCAGCTTGCCCAGGCGCAGGTCGATATGACGACGCGCTTCGTGGAGGGGCAGCTGTCGCAGGCGCGGTTGCAGCAGCTGCTGGAGACGCGCATCGCCGGCAACGCGGCGCTGATCGGTCAGACGATGCAGGCGCAAGCTCTGATCAATGAATCGACCGCCAGCCGCATCGACGCGATCAACGTGTCATTTCGCAGTCTTTCCGAAGATCTGGGAACGGCCGTCGGCGACATCCACGACCTTTCGCTGACCACCGCGACGCTGACTCGCGAGCTGGCCGGCGTCGCCAATGCGCAGGAGGCGACCGCCAAGGACCTGTCGACGCTGTCGGCCGAGATGCGCAATGCCGACACGGGTCTGACCGCGACCCGCGCGCTGGCGCTGCGCATCGAGCAGGCCAGCGCGTCCGCATCGAGTGCGAACCTGAAGCGCATCGAGGCGGCCGAAGCGCTGCTGGCCGATCCGGCGACCGGACTGGCGGCGGTGAACGCGGCGCTGGCGAGGGAAGTCGACCTGTCCGCGCGCGAGCGCGCGGCGCAGGCGCGGGCGCTGGAAAGCTTGACCGCGCAGGTCATCGACCCGGCGACGAACCGGCCGGTCTGGGAAGGGTCGATCGGCGAATTGCGCCGCATCGTGCTCGATGGCGACCAGAAACTGGCCGAGGATGTGAAGACGGTCAGCACGACGGTTGACGGTCACACATCGACCATCTCGTTCATCATGCGCTCGATCGACGGCGACGATGCGGTCGCGCAGCTGTCGATCGACGCCGGCGGCAAGATCACCGGCTTTCGCGTCAACGGCAAGGAGAGCCTGTTCGCGATCGCGGCCGATCGCTTCATCATCGGCGATAGCCAAATCTTTGAGGTCGACACGGTCAGCGGCAAAGTCCGGATGAACGATGTCGAGGTGAATCGGATCGCGGCCGGCGTCGTCGACACGGACACGATCGTCGGCAACGCGGTCAGCGAGACGACGGCGGTCGATTTCACCGACAACTCGGCCAACGGCGCGCTGAACAATTACGTCACGATCGCCACGATGACGGTCAAGACGGTCAAGGCGACCGACCGAATCTTGCTAATGCTCTCGGGGGTGCTGAACGCAAATGTCGAGGCGACCAGCGGCACGGTCACCAACACGCGGCTGAGCCTGCGCCTGATGCGGTCGGACGGCACCACGATCCGCGCGCCGTACACCGCGCTCCAGGAGGACAATTCGGGCGCCTATGGCGCGGTGACGCTGATCGACCTCGACGTTCCGGGGGCCGCCGGCACCTATACCTATCAGCTGCAAGGATCGGTCGCGAAGAGCGGCGGATCGGGCACCCAGGGCGCGACCATCCGCGCGATCGACGGCACCTTCGTCGCCACCATCCTCAAGCGCTAGAACAGGAAGGCTTTCCCATGTGGACAAATAACGGGACCATCACGGTGGTCACCGGCTCTCGCTATGTCGACGGCCAGAACACGCAATTCGTCGGTCCGGTTATCGCCGGCTATGCGCTGCTGACGGCGGATCTTCGCCTGTACGAGATCGAGGCGGTCGAGTCCGCGACGCGGCTGCGGCTGGTGCGACCGTATCAGGGGGGCGGGGCCGCCAATGTCGCCTATGACGTGGTCCCCGTCAGCCCGGACGTGACGGGGCTGATCGAGCGGATCAACGCGCTGATCGACCGCTACCAATCGTTTCGCGACGGCGTCGGCCAGGGCCTCTTCCCTGACGGCTCGATGGCTGCGCCGGCTATGCGCTTCTCCGCGGATCAGGACACGGGTTTCGCCCGCTATGGTCCGAACCTCCTTTCCGTAGTCACCGGCGGGGTGGAACGGATGCGTTTCGGTGAAACCAATTCGTCGACGGCTTCTTTCGTTGCGGTCGACGGGGCGACATGTCAGCGCAGCGGTGATGCGAGTTCGCTCGTGGTGCCGCTCTCGATCTATGGCGCTATCGGTGGCACAGCCACCATGCGCATCCGGTTCGGCTCGGGTGTAAACCAATATGCGGGACACAGCTTCATCGAAGCGCAGACGCTGACCGCGTCGGCCAGTGACCTTCGGTTCGGTGTGAGCGGTGTTGAGGCAGGACGTTTCGATAGCGCTGGCAATTTTCTCGTCGGCGTCGCCTCTGGCGGAAATCACCGGATCGTCAAATCGGTCGGTGAAGGCATTACCGTCCTGTCGATCGGCGGTGCCAACACCGAATTTATCTACCTCAATTCAGTGACGACTCAGGGGTGGAGCAATGCGGCGACCGCCATATCGGTGGGGCGACACTCTGGGAATGGCCGCTCCGTCAATGCCGGAGGCACCATCAACGCTAACGGTGCTGACTACGCGGAATACATGCCGAAGGCAGCCGGTTGCGGGATCATCGCCAAGGGCGATGTCTGCGGCGTCGATCGCGAAGGCCGGCTGACGAAGACCTGGGCGGATGCCATCAGCTTCGTCGTGAAGTCGACCGACCCGTCGCTGGTCGGTGGCGACACCTGGGCGTCTCATCTCCCGCCCCGACCCGAGCAGGAAGAGGACGAGACGGACGAAGCATTCGCGGCGCGCGCGGATAAATGGTCGGCGGAGCTGGAGCAGGCCCGCCTCTGCGTCGACCGCATCGCCTTCTGTGGACAGGTCCCCTGCAATGTCGCCGGCGATTTCGAGGTCGGCGATTACATCGTCGCGGCGGCCAGCGGCGCGGGGATCAAGGCTGTCGCCGTCAAGCTCGACGACATGACGCTGGCGCAATACGCGCGCCGCATCGGCAAGGTCTGGGCGATCCGCGACGGGCGCGCTTGGATCGACGTGCAACACGGCTGATGTCCGTCGCAGCATATCCACGAAGGAGAGGTATCATGACCAACGATGATAGATTGCACCTGATCGAAAAGCAGATCGCTGAACAGGCCCAGCTAATCGTTCAGCTTAGTGTACGATTAGCTGCGGCCGAACTTGCTATGCAATTTGCCTTAGAAACGCCTTCGCGTTCTCAATTGCGAGCTCCCTGATTTCCGTCTCGGTTTGCTCGCCGGGAAGATCCCACGGCACGCCTGAAACGGACACCGATGGCGGGAATAAATTTCCTAGCGAATGGGGCTGGTAAAACCACACCGTCGCAGTTTTCCGCTCCATATCGACATCTACTTTTACTTCACTGAACGCTGTCATGCGAATCACTCCCCTAGTGCGCGAAGCATAATAGCCATTCGCAATGAGTCGATTCCGATCGCGTTGGGAGCTTTTGAAAATGGATAACGCAAGCTTCGCGGCCCGTGCGGTCGCGGACGGGCCGCCTACTGTCGCGCCCCCGTCCTTCGACGGCCACGGGTGGCTGGTCGTGCTGAACCTGGCGGTGATGACCTTCGCCACTGTGGTCGCTCTGATGTTCGCGGTGGACGCGATTCGCGCCTGGCACCGTAACCGTACCGTCGACCGCCCCTCGCACCCGGTCTCGATCTGGCGCTGGGCAGGTTTCTGTTTCGCGATGGGGATCGTGCTGACACGCGGGTCGGATGCGATTGTGCTGTGGAACTGGGACACGCGCGATCCGGCGGCCACTGGCTGGTGGCTAACCTTCCAGCGCTTCGTCGATCCGATCGCCATGTGCTTCGGCCTGACGGGCCTGGCACTGCTCTATCTCTCGGCGCGCGGCATGGTCGTGCAGCTGCGACGCAGGCCCTTCCCCATCGACATGTGGTCGAGCCTGCCGATGCTGAAGCGCCCGGCCTATATCGCGCTGCTCAGCCTGATCGCGGCGATTGGCGTGGTGTCCACGCGATGATCTGGAAAATGGGGGCAACCATGGGAGCGTTCATCCCCGTTGCGGCTGCGGCCGTTGCACGGGGCACGGGGGCGACCGTCGCGACGAGCGCGCCCACCATCTGGCACTTTGCCGGCTATCCCTTCGAGGCGGGCAGCATGATCGCAGCGCTGTGCGCGTGCCTCGCTGTGCGCTTCTATGTCGCCCAGACCGATCGCCAGCAGCACCGCTGGACGGTCGACGCGCCAGTGACGATCTTGGCGCTGCTGTTCACTGCGGGAGCGGTGATGCGGCTCCGGCCCGATCCGGCGCTGGCGCTGATCTATGGGACCGGCCTTGGCGCGCTTGGCGCGGGGATCATCGCGATCGCGCTGAACTTCGTGCAGTCGAAGCTGCCGGGGTCGGAACAGCCGCCCGCCTGATCAAGTCGCCCCGCCCCGTTGCTGACCAGGCGGGGCGACCTGCTGTCCGCCCAGCGAATGCCGGGCGGGTGATTGGTAGGGCTCAATGATGTCGAAACGATGAATGCAGGGGCCGCCGGCTAGGGAGGTGGGCGACCCCTGCGGCCGGCGATAACCATCGGGGGACGGGGCCGGCCTGTGGCTCCCCTATCCCGCGCCGCGCCGCGTGTCTCCAACAAAGGATAAACGAATGGACGTTGCAATCGTGCAGCGCCGTCTTGGCGTGCGTGCTGACGGCGATTTCGGGCCGATGACGCTGGCTGCGCTGCTGCGGAAGCTCGGCGCGCCTGCGGGGACGGCCGCGCCTCTTGCGGGTGGTGTCGAGGCGCTGGAGGGCGCGGTCATTCTCGCCAGCGGCCTACGCCTCGCCCATTTCCTCGCCCAGGCGGGTCATGAGACCATGGGCTTTGCCCGTATGGTGGAAATCTGGGGGCCCACCGCCGCCCAGCGCGGATCTAGGCAACACCCGAGCGGGTGACGGCTTCCGCTTTCGCGGGCGCGGTGTGCTCCAAATCACCGGCCGCGACAATTACCGGCGCTTCGGCGCGCTGATCGGCGTCGACATCGAGGGCGAGCCGGACCTGGCGGCCGAGCCCGCGATCGCCATGGCGCTGGCCTGTGCTTATTGGACCTCGCGGCGCATCAACGCTGCCGCCGATCGCGATGACGTCGAGGCGGTCACACGGCTGATCAACGGGGGCCTGAATGGCATCGACGATCGCCGCCAGCGCCTGGCGCGCGCGAAGGCGATCCTGCTGTGACCGGCGCCACGCGATTGCTTCGGCTCTGGCCGGCAGTGCTAGTCCTGCTGGTCGGGCTATGGATATGGCGGCTCGACACACTGCGGGCCGATTACCGCCAGACGCTGACCAATGAGCGCGCAGCCTGGTCGATCGCGATCGCAGACGGCGAGAAAGCCCGGTCCGCTGACGAAGCGCGCTTCGCCCGCCAGCAAGCCGCCGCCGTCCAGGCCTATGCGGCCGCGCTGGCCGCCCGCCAACCCCTCATCATCCATTCGAAAGACACGGTGACCCGCTATGCTCAAACTGATGCTGGCCGCGTGCTGTGTCGTGCCGCTGACCGCGTGCGCGACATCGACGCGCTTGATGCCGATCTCGCCCGAGATCCCACCGCCTCCAGCCGCAGCGAGGGAGCCGTGCCGACCGACGGCACAGCACCGCCAGCCGGACGGTAGCGCCAGCGCGGCGGACGACGACGCGACGATCCGCGACGGCCGGTTCGATCTGGCCGCCTGTGACGCTAAGCGGCGCCTCCTCTGGGATGCGTGGCCTCGGCGATCAAACTAAGCCCGTCTCCCTACCCCAAGTTCACCTCAGGAGAAGACCCATGACCCTGCTTCGCTGGGCGGGCGCGATCGCGCTCGCCTGTCTGCTGGCCGCGCCGGCG